CTGATCCGTTTGTAATAAAGGCTTCTACTACACGAATGAATGAACTGGTAGTAGCTGTCGCTTCAGCACTGGAAACAGTCACAACCTCCTGAATTAGGTCATAGGATGCGTTCAAACCGATAATCCGTATCGTTTTACCATTATCAGACGCATTGACAGCCGGTACAGACAGCGTTCCAGCAGAAGTAAAGGATGACCAAGGGTAGGCTGTGTCGTTTACGTCCCAGATTGTTCCGGTACTATTCTGACTCATTGCAGGGACAGCACCGAACTTGTGGACGTGCGAAAGACCTTGATAATGATTTGCCGCAACGCCTAATAGTCCATGCGGTAAACGGATAATGTCCTGAATCATACTCATAAGTTACTTACCTTTAAGGCTAATAAGCCACAGTAATAGGGCCACGGCCCCGCCCACAGCACCGAGAACAGCAATGCCAACAGCACCATACAAAAATCCATTCTGTATGGCTTTTTTACGAGCCAGTGCTTTAGCTTCTGCACGTTTCTTTTCGTTCTCCCGCATTTGCTTACGGTTAGCTATGAACTTCTGGTAGTCATCCCACAGTCCTGCCCGACCGTTATAGATAAACATTTGCTTAATTTCAGCTTCTTTCTTACGAATATCTTCCAAGGCAAAAAAAGCATCCATGTCGCCATCTTTAGCTTTCTTTTCTATTTCGCCTTTAGCATCAGCGAGTTTAGTAAGTTGCGGCCCCATCTCACCAACAGATTGAATGTGACCTGCAAACTCTTTGATTGCGCCGATAGCCTCGTTTGCGATCTTGATAGCGGCTATGGCTTCAAAGATCATGGCTACGTCTTAGCGAGAAGGGAAATGAGGAGCATGATGGTTGCACCTGCTGTGCCGATCATTATGGCTTCGATTCGTTTGATTCTTAGAATTGTCTCAGTCCAACGCTCAGTGCAGACAGCCTCATGCTTGGCAAACTCTGATGCAAGCTCATCAATTCTTTCATGTGCTGAAGCTACTGTACGCTTATCCACGTTGAACCTCCTTTAAAGTCAACGAATTATATCAGACGTTTGGTTTTTTAGGCCAATCCTCTACTGCTAACCGAGGCCAGTTTGGATGATCGGGAAGATCACGCAAAGCCTGACGATAGCCAACATACGCATAGCGAGTCTGCTGATTTACATCAGAGAGTTGCGTCCAATCTGATTGCTCTAGCAGATAATCTCTATTGACGCGATTTATCTCTGCTGTTGACTCATCTGGCAAGTCATCACGCGCAGGAGTTGGGGGGTATTGTCCTTCTTCAATCATATAATCACCATGAAGTATTCATTCGATATGCACTTGCAACGCACCTTGGGAAGTATACGTCACTACCAATACTGCTAGTAAAAGTGAACAATCTCATATTCGTTGGAAGATTAGTATAGTCATGTACTCGCCCATGAAAGTATCCTTGAATTGGCCTACCTTTGTCTGGACATATCGGCCCTACTACTTGTCCACGATAGGCACAATTGCCAACCTCTAGTCGCAATTCCATTCTTACAACAACACTGTGTAATGTGCTAGGGAAAGTCGGATTTGTTCCAGAAAAGAATCTTTGCGCTGTGGCAGAGCTTTCAGTAGAGTTATAAGTCCAATTAAAACCATTATGCCAAGAGATAGTAAAAAAAGTCGTAGGCAAGGCAGTGCCTTGATTCATCATCTGGAAGCTTGGGCTAGCATTTTGTGTATTTAGACTAGTTGTGCCATCAACTGTTGCTTGGGTATAGCATATATAAATCATATATGTCCCTTCCGTAACAGTGCCAGACTCTACATATTCATTCCAAGAGATGATGTGTTCTGTTTCATATTCGCTTGATGTATCACTAACTTCTAGCAGTTGTACCCAATCAAATCCTGAACCAGTAAAGATCGCCATTACAAATCAATCCCCACGATGCTGATATAATTAGCAACATCAAATGCTGTACCGCCAAAAAGAGAAAGAGTTACCTTTCTGACTTCAACAACAGAACCATTGGCTCCTCCAATCCTTACAGCCCCGTAAATCATAGTTTCGTACCCAGTGGTTGTTGAATTGTACGATCCGCGAAACATGACGTTCGTGTTGTATCCAGATAGATTTGTTACCTCGATAAACCAATTTGAGTGGTAACTTGGTGAATTATCAATTTGAAAGCCGCCTAAGAATACAGAATTTAAGTTGTTAAGTGATGAAGAATGCCCCCGAGTTGATCCGCCTCGATGAGTCCTGTAATTTCCCGTCCAACGTAACTGGTTGTTGCTAGCATCATAAAAATCCATGATTGGGTCTATTGTCCCAGTTGAGCTTGATGGGTAACACTGAAACTCAATTCTCGTAACCCTGTCTCCAGATGGAATATCTACATTAAATTCTGTCGTAGTCGGACTGCTTGTAGTAACGCTTTGTCTAGCATTATAGTCAAACCCCTCTCTGACAAGATTGAAAGCCATCAGTTTACGCCCTCAAAAACTTGGCCTTCCACCCAATGCTTAACATTTGCCTTTGCAAATTGACCATTATTGTTAAAGCCAATCAACATCCCCAAAGGTTCTTCATCTGCCGATGAGCGATAGGATATAGTGCCGCCGCCATGAGAAATACGTCTTGTCCCAGAACTGGTTATGTAACTATCTTCGGAAAAGAAAGCGGGCTGAAAAAAATGATCGTAACTGGTTCTGATGACTGTTAAATCCAAAAAATCAGTAGGATAAGTTGTAGTAGCATTGTGATAAAAAGAGGAAACGTAATGAAATTCCTGATTTAACGCAGTGCCACTTGTATAATAAGTATGAGTATCAGTAGGAGCCTCATCAACATTATGCGCCTTAATATACATTCGGGTTGCCGCATCATTTGTATTGGCGGCATTGAAGAATCTGATGTATGGCGTTCCCAGTGTATTGGCCTTCATCTTATAGTTGACTCTGATCCGATTGACATAAGGCTCTAAATTTATCAAAAAAAACGCAACGTCTGATGTGGTTATAGTCTGAACGACTTGCTGACCATTTGCACCGTATGTAGTTGCCATTATTCAAACCCCTTCAGTCGAGTGACTTCTGCCTTCAAATCGTCAATCTGAGTCTGCTGTTCTTTAATCGCTTCGATGAGTAGGCCGACCATGTTTGCGTAGGCGACTGACTTAATACCATCCTCGCCGTCTTTGACCACTTCTGGCAGGACTTTCTCTACTTCTTGAGCGATTACCCCTGCATGGCGTGTATCGTCATCAGTATCAGTTCTGTTGAAGGTTACACCACGAATAGCTTGTACTTTCTCAAGCGCACCATCAATCTGTTCGATGTTGTCTTTGATGCGCTCGTCAGAGTTGACTGTCAATTCGCCAGTTAAAGTAGCGTTGCCATTACTGGCAAGTGTAAATACGTCAGCACTACCGTCCCAAGAATAGAATCTTAATTCACCACTCGTAGTCGTGCCTGTACGCATCTGCCATTTAAGCGATCCCGCAGTAGCAAGACGAATGTGAGATTGAATAGCGGCATCAACATACAAACCTGTGTAGGCCGCCCCACTAGCGGAGTTAGTATTCTTAATATGTAACCCTGAATATGGCTCTGCTGATAAATTTGTGTGAGCAATTTCGACAGGGTTATATAGCTTAGTTCTTTCTCCGGCATTGGCGGCAAATGTTGCAAATGTTCTGTTGTCCGAATTATTCCAAAATTGGAACCTTCCACCACCGTCAGTATTCCCACTTGCGTTAGATATAAGCCAAAGTTCTTTTCCGTTTGTGCCATTTGAGTCTAGTTTTATCGCAGGGCCACCAGTAGACGTAGAGCTTATAATCGGCCCATAACTGCCAGTGCTTCCGCCACTGAATGTAAATTGGCCTGAGCCTGTGGTTATTGCGCCGTTACTGCTATTGTTTAGTTTTAATGGGCTAGCCTCTATTGATAATGAGTTGTATGCATCCCCTCCATAGCTGTCAATATAAGCGTTTGACGCATCCGCTTGGAAGTACAGCCGATGATTACCTGTCCCGTTACCGCCGCCTAATCGGATTCCGCCTCTTGTAGCTGATTGCTTTACAGTCAGCCCAACATCATCAGAATTGTCGATTGTCACAGGCCCACTTAGAAAACTTGATGAAGACGTATCTACTTTCGCTAAACCGTTTGGAGTGTAATCCGCAATCGAATCGTAAATCTCTTGGTTAAGAACTGTCGTTCCAGACTGCGTATCTTTGTATGAAATGACTTTTAATTGATGTTCTGCCGCACCACTTATGTCTGTAATTGCTTGGCCGATGAAATAAGCTTCGTTATATGGATTGGCTGTGTACGCAAACTCGATCCCCAACCAAGTAATATTGTCATAGTCAAAGCTAACAAACTTATGACCAGTTCTCTGCCCATGTGATATAAAACTCGCTCTATTATCGGTGTAGACATTATTGACGTATACATCAAAAAAGTCGCAAACATTACCTCCGGTCTTTGCCATCGTAATACGACCATTGACACGGTTTTGATGAGATGTGCTAGTCGTAATAAGCGGAGCAAGTAAGATAACTCGATGGTCATAGGAGTTGCCGGTTCCGCCCGCTAGGTCAAATAAATTGATTGCGCGAAACTCACTTGCATACATACCGATGTTGTTTAATTCAGCCCTGACAGCACCATCTGTAAGCAATCTGAGCTTAGAATCATCATCCGTGTTCCCAGCGTCAGAACTTATATCAAAATTGCTTCCAGATTGGCTGACTGCGGAATAAGTTGAATTATCTTTTAATCTTATACTTGCGGCCTGATCTGTACTTTCAAATATAGCAACATTGTCGATAGTTCCTGAATTAACGTGCAATTTGGCGGATGGATCGTCTTCGTTTATCCCGACTTTGCCATCATTCGTTACTCGCATCCTTTCTACCGCCGCCGCAGATTCAGGGCGCGTAATGATTACTAGATCAGCACCATAGTCATTTGAAGTATTTGCTTTTACAGCCGCAATGCCTGTTCCTGCGTTCTGGTGATAAGTGTCATTTAACTCAAAGACAATCCCGCAAGAATTATTGGCGTTCTCGCTTGTGTTCCTTACTATGATGTTATGCCATGAGCTTGTAGATGCTGAAAAACTATTATCATCAGTGAATGTAATGTAGCTATCACCTGATAGGTAGAGGTCTTTGAAGCGCGAACCACTCAACCCTAAATCAGTGGTAGCATCACTATTACTGCCATCACTAGCGCAAGGCATTACATACCCATCAGAAAATCTGATCCCAGAACCGTTTGTTCCCGCCTCAGTCCTAATGTGGAGATAGCCATTTCTAGTACCAATCGACCCGACTGTTGTGCCGTTTTTGCGGAAGCCAAGAATACCCCCATCGGTACTTGTGCGGTTAATGTCCATCACCACGCCAACATTTGTAGTGGCTTTATAAGCACTAAACAAAGCTAATCCATCGTTTCGCAGTGCCATTTCATTATCAGCAGTAGTTCCTGCGCTATTGGTATTTGGAGTTGTGTTACTTCCAGAAATTAGCAGGTTACCACTAGAGTCTATTCGCATGGATTCTATATCCGTCCCACTGCTCTTGCGGGTTCCGAAAAGAAGTGCGCCAGTAAAATTACCATCGGTTATATTTTCTTTAACGCCAGAAATAGTAGCAAAAGTTGTACTAGCTTCAGATGAATTATACTCCCCAGTAAAAACAATTCCTGATCCAGCGTTTCCTGAATTGTACGCATCAGTGCCTTGAAGCAGAATTGTGTATGGAGTGTCAAACGTATTATTATTAGCCCCTACAACATCTAGATTAGTGGAGGGTGATATTGTCCCTATGCCAACGCGCTGGGTTGAACGCTGAATATTCAACACATCATAATCAGTGCCAGAATACTCTACCCCAAAGGTCACAACATTATCGTCTGTCGTGCCATCGGAGTTAAAGTCAAAGTATCCCCCCGCCGCAGTAGGGGATGTTGGATGGCTTAATCTAAGCAGTCTTTGATTGTTCGTTCCTGCAAGAATATCGAGCGCATTTTCAGTGCTTGTACTGATAGTGACTTGACCAGTGAAAGCGGCCCCAGACAGGTTAGCTTTCAAAGCATCTTCAGCAACTAGCTCGATGAAATTGTTGTCTAATTCCTCATTAGTCAGAGGAGCGTTCTCATTGGTTACGCCAGTACCATCTGTTTGGCGGGTTTTAATAGCCATGTAAAAACGCTCCTCGTCCTAAATTAAGATGCAGTCAGTGTGATCGTCCAAGTGATCGTCATGCTATCGGCGGCGGCCTTGTTGATAACATCGAAAACCACATGGCATAACATATCACCTGCTGACGCGGCATTGAAAATACCTGCCTCAACCAAAGCACCTGTACCAGTACCCGCTGAATATGAAGCAACGTACTCAATGGTGTTTGTAGAGACTGTGGTGCTAGTCAAAGCAACTCGTGCCAGTTCAGTACCCAGAGTTGTATCCCCTGCGGCTACGGCAGTGTTGTCTGTGCCAACAGCCATGTGCGACATAACGTCTTGGCTCGTGCCTTCCATCCGCGAACAGATAAAGTTCAGGCCATCGTTGACAACCAAGTTCTCAGTCGTCTGCTCGTCAATGATATTGCCGTCTTTGTCTCGTAGGACAATTCCGACCCGTCCACTTAGTTTCAAGCTATCTTGTAGCATGGTGTTCTCCTATTAGAACAATGAGCCGGTAGTCCCGACATAGTTTTCAGCAAAATACGTCATCGTATCAACGTAATCTTGCACTTCATACGCGCCTGACTCCGTGAAATTTGCAGAGTCGGACGGGTTCTTACCCACTGATTTTACCTCTGAATCAGAGGTATAACCAATGTTTGTAAGATTCTTGAAGAATTGTGCGTTCTGGTCATCATCGACTGCCGCACCATTTACATCATCTGTAACGTAAATCGTCTCAGTAAATGATCGGCTAAACGCTACAACTCGACTAAAGGACTCAGCAACAGAGCCAGAGTCAGTTAGTGTCTTCGATAGATCGACAACGTGCAGATCAGATAGCGATCCTGAATCAGATGGGTTCTTGCCGACATTAAACACAGAGTCATCTGTAAATGAACCAGAGTCAGTCAGAACTTTACTTGGGCTGTTTGAAATGCTCTCTGTGACGCTTCCTAAGTCAGCTTGGATACTGCCATAGGAAACAGCGTGATCGTCCGCTAGAGAGCTTGTATCGGCCTGTACAAACCTAAATGACACTTCATGCGCTTCAGTTACGCTTGCTGAGTCTGTTTTGACAGTACCTAGGTCAAATTCCTGTGTCTCTGTGAGGTTGGCTGAATCAGATGGAGCCTTGCCAAAGTCTACGGTGTTTGAGTCTGTCAGCGCACCGCTATCATTAACAACCTTGCCATACGCCAGTGAGTGCAGATCGGATGCGCTAAATGCGTCAGATATTGGCCCCCTGACAAAATCAATCGCGTGAGCCTCTGCAACCTGTGCTGTATTTAGACGTATCTTGTTGTACGTCATATTCTGATCGTCTTCGATGGTTGCGTTACCATCAACGTCATCAGTGGCGTTTACTGTGTCAGATAAAGATTTACCGAATGAAAATACAGCCTGTTCTGTGAGATTAGGAAACTCGATTGGATTCTTGCCGTACGCAATCGTGCTGTCATCTGATGCTGAGAAGGCGTCTGTCTCTGGCTTAGATACAGACTTGGCGGCTAGTTGCGTAACGCCAATAGATTCTGACTCATTCTTACCGTAATCGATTGTATGTTCATCTGTCAGGTCTGCTGAGTCAGATAATCTCTTGACGAATAATAAACTGAATATCTGAGACACAGACACATTGTCTTGAGTCCTCAATATCTCAATGAACCGGCCAATAACAATCGCAACTTGAAGTTGTGCGGCTGTTACAGATGCGCTAATCCTGCTTGCGGTGATAGAAGCAAGGACTCGTCCCGCTGATATAGCGGCCTTTACCCTACCAGCGGATATTGCGGCTAGTATTCTCTTAGCAACAATAGCCGCCGATAGGCTCAAACTCACTGGAAGTCTTCTCTCATTAAGAAGTTAAGTGTTTCATACACTGTTTCACGGGTTCCGCCATTGAACAGAACCTCAATCTCACCTTCATACTCCCCAGCATCAAGATCAAGATTCCCTGCGGCAAAGACAAAGATACAAATGCCATCTGCGGCCTGATCGGATGTGCCTTGGTTGGTCAGTGAGAACAATACAGTTTCAGAGAACTTTCTACGGAAATGGAGCTTTACTGTTGCATCAGACACGTCAACAGCATCGCCTGTGTCGCTACGGGTTACAGTTGCTTTGATTTGCGGGGCTGTATCCCCTTGTACGAGTTTGATTGGATCAGCCATATCATCCACCTAAGTAAATACAAGCGATTTGTTTAACCTCATCAGCGGATGCGAACGTCACATTCTCGCGTGATTTAGCTACCGTGTACGAGCGAATTATATCATCACTCTGCTTCATACCTTTACCCTGCATATCAGATGCGACAATTAAGTCTCCAACAGAGATATTCCCCGCCTGACCGCAGACGTTGATTTTCCCTTCACCGATAGAGTTGACAGCTATCATCGAATATTGATCTGGAAGGTTTGCGTATTCATCTTTTAAAGTAACTTTTATCCCTTCGCTGGGTTCATTACCAGTTTGCTTGGTTGTCTTAGCTAAAGAAGCAGGGATAAACCCTCGATCATTGTATCCCGCACATACTCCTATAACTCCGACTTGGTTTGCTTCTGAGCTTACTTTCATCGTAGTAATACAGTCATTGACGTTAGGAGAAGCGAACACATCAATATCCACAACAATATCGCCAATCTCAGGCTGAGCTAGCGTTCTATCTATTAAGCCATCGTGCGATGCTGTAAATGGCCCTGTTGTACCTTGGAACGTATAAATCGAATAAGCAGTTCCATATAACCAAGCAATCCGAACGTGCGCGGCAGGGGTAAAAGATGTTCCTGAAGTTATTAACTCCGGTCTTGATAAGTTTTGGGCCGTGCCTCCACTTCCGGCAGACCACGATGTACCGTCTACGGAAACTGTTAAATCTATATCTGTGTATAGATCGAACGCAGGAGCAACCCCGCTTATTTTCTTAATGTAATAGCTGTTTCCGTTTAATTGCGTCATTCCAGAAACGCCAGTTATATAAATTACATCACCATCGCCCCAGCCTTGTGAGCTGACCATGTTGACCCTAACTGGGTTAGTGGTTGCTGTACTAAATATAGTTTGAGCGGCTTCTTGTGCGCCGAGAACAAAATCTCCGCCCATATTCATATACGCAAGTCTTACATCAGAAGTAAACTTCGGCGGGCTTCCATAAACATACCCGCCCAGTAAAGTAGCCGCACCGTAAAAATCGCTGTGTCCATAACTATTGCTGTTTTCTGTAATCGCCTGAAGAGCTGGCCCCAACTCAGCGTAACCTATGACTCCGCCTTTAATAGCGGTTCCAGAGTCGTTATCGTATCCCTTTCCGCCTATTGCGAAAGAAGAGGCTTCAAATCCTGATCCAGAACCCGCTGGCCCGACATATCCTTTGTAATGAGGATTTGCAACTGTGCCACCGTATGATTTAGCTGAGAATGCTTCAGTCTTTTCAAATGGAAGTGAATCATCCTCTACTTGTGTTCCTGTTAGCGACCCCGCAACAATTCTTGTCCCGTTGTAATCATTCTGATGAGCAACAGTTGTTGTGAATCCAACGGTTGCTGATGCGTTACTTGCAACACCAAATCTATCAATTATCCTGTAATAAAACTGATAAGTGCTACCTGCGGTAAATCCATATAAGATAAATCGAGGACTCTTCTGGAATACCGTTGAGTAATCCCCTGAAGTTCCTATGCGGTAGTTAATTTCATAGTAATCGGTAAACTCGTATGTCGATGAAGTTGCAGTGAACAACAAATATCTTTTGCTTGCGCCATCCGTATCTGTCTCAGTTTCAACAGTCAAAGTGGGTATTGATGGAGTGATCGGATTCTTGATGAACTCAACCTTCGGCACGCTTATCGTAGGCGGAGTTACAGTGGCAACCTCGTCATCCTCGTACCAAGTGTAGAGCGTGTCGTCATGCTCTAATAAAGTAAAGCTACACGAGCTGTCGTTATTGATTGTCATTGCCCTGACCTTAAACTCCTTGTTAGAGAAGTTAAGGGCTGGATAGTTCAGCACCACCTTGTCGCCTACTTCACATACGAGGCAAGTGGCATTTGGGTTCTGGCTTGTTAGATTTTGATGAGCGGTAAAACTAACAGTTAAATTCTGCGAACGACTAAATTCCAGCGCAATCTTAGCTATATCTCTAGCCTGATAGACTGATGTTGTAGCAGGAAGATCAATCGTTGTTTCTTGTATGAAGTTATTATCTGCAACTAAGAATGCAGTATGTTCTGCGCTACCTGTCTCTGGATAACTCACCTCATCAGGCTCATAATTCTTTTCTTTGTTTACAAAGTTAGCAATGACGCGATTATATCTATCCTTGCGGGATGTACTTTGTACTGAGATTCCAGAAGCGATATTGTCAGCATCGAACGTAAAGGTACTGGACGCAGGATCATCGTCCACAATGATCTTATACACGCCATTACTGTACGGAAGCATTCCTCTGAAGCTTTTCAGCATGGCCGCTACGTTACTGAATATTTGAACGCTCGTATCGACAACCATGTTGCAGTTATAAAGGTTTGTAGTGCCTGATGCTCCAGTATATTCCGTCACCGATGTGTCAATGAGATTGGCGGCTACTTTGACTGATACGTCGTCAATCTCCGACGAGGGAATGCCTTTGCCGTAGTTATCATCGAACAAATAGTCGCGCAAACAAATGACATTGTTGTCAGTCCATTCCCACGTTGTAACATCATTTTCACGATGCGTACTTACACCAAGTAAACTGTCATACCCATCAGACGTACTATCCTTGCGTGGATCATATATTTTGCGTCCTTTTACGACTGCTTGGATATTCGGTAGCCCAGAAAACACATTTGAGTCGTACTTCAGCCGAATACCAAGATAAGCAAGGCCGCTCAATTTGTGAGTAGAAGTCCAAGATGTAGCTTCTGTCAGAGTTGTGCTAGCTGTCTGATTTGATTCACCAGTCTTCTTGTCAATCGTAACCAGACCTGAAAACTGAGAATCTGTGGAAAGAACATCGTCAATATAAATGTCGCCAATAGAATGTACCGGCCCTTCACATAGCACTAATGCAATGTACAAATACTGATTATCCGTGCCGCCCGTCTCCATGAAAACACGAACGCCGCCGACTCTACGCTCACCATAGATGACAGGTATGTGAGCATCATTGGCTTGCTTATTCAGTAAAGCTGATCGTTGGGAAGCAGAAAAATCGCCAAAATCAGGAATATCAACAAACAGCTCGACTAGCTCGGTGAACCCGCCGTTAATTTCTTCTAGCGGATTGTTTAATAAACCGCCAGCCGCCTTAAAGGTATTTCTAACACCGCTAGTGGCGGCATTGAAGTTAAGATTACTTTTTGTTTCTTTCCAAAGATTGTCTATTAGACCCATTACGCAACACCCCACTTCATGTCACGAACGGCTTCTGCGGCAAAGTCCATCCCATCATCCGCTGAATCATATTGATGCTGTGAATTGGTGTTTGTTCTCCTTCCGCCAATTCTTTCAAAGTCAGCCCAATGAGAGTCCGCTGTCAACTCTAATTGACTGCCATCTTCTTCGCTTAGACTCCAAGTGGACAAAAGACCCTTAAACATCAGGACTGGACTACCAATGATAGATGACGAAGAATCACAAGCGGCTAGATAGTAAAGAACTTCGCCGTTGTGCCAGTTATACGTCTGCATATACTGTGCAAAACTACCTTCGGCAGTGGATATAGAAATGCCCAACTGATTGTTTTGCAACGTGGAGCTTTGCGCCACCCCTCCTACATTCACAAATAGCTCGCTTGCTGTGTAAGTATTTGAGTTGTAAGTCACGTCGATAGGTGCAGATGTATATCGTATAACAGTCGTCGTCAGGTCAACGCTGACTAGATGCAGAATGTATGAAGAGTCCGACTGAAACGAAGCAAGAGTGCTGGAATTGATAGTCCGTGCCATTAGTAAGACTCTCTAAAATCAACTTCAAACGTATACTGATTGTTAGAGTTTAACTCAAATTCCTGAATATCATTGACCAATCTTACCTGCACCGGCACATCATCATAGACAACCGTATGAGATGTTGTCACAGCCTGAAGCAAAGCAGGAAATATTGTCAGCGTTCCATTGCCGCTACGATCCTCTGTAACCATGTAGACCTTTGTATGGTTGGAGAACTTGACTAAATCACCTTTAAGTAAAGTCCCAGTAAGCCCCACAGATACAGTTGTTGCTCCTGCGCTGGCCCCAGAAGTAATCGTGCAAGTGCCGCTGGCAGTCCCGCGAGCCGAACTAATTTCTGTTGGAGTGACTGAAAACTCTCCAAACTGACCGCCCTGCGAAACAAGAAATGCGTACACAGGGCCAAACTCTGCCTTAGTAAGCCTGTCATATCTAGCTGAAAACTCCCATCTCTGAGAATTTAATGAGCGAACTGTGCGCTTCCCTGAGATAGATGTATTAGAGGTAACCGGAGAATTAGACCTGAAATTGACTGACTGAAACTCTGGATCAGTTGGATAGCTCATACTAAGCCTCTCCTTCCACGATTATTCATTGCTTGGTTAATCATGCTGACAATCATACCTCGTCTTGCGACAAGAAGTTGATCGAATCCTGATGCATCATTCGCAGTGATCTGGAAGTTAATATTGACTGTCTCTGACACAGACTGAGTGCCAGTAGAACCCCTGAGTTTCTCATTCGGGGTGACAGTGCCGCTTCCGCCCATCGTCAGCAGTTCTGGGCCACGTTCTCCGACAACATAGGTTTGACCACCACGAACCTGCCCACCGAGCGCACGGCCCTGATATTGTTGTGACTGAATTGATGCTACGTTGGCTAATCCCATCGCTACGATCCCTGCCGCCGCCGCGATACTCCACGGGAGCGGAATCTCTGCAAATGCTTTTGTTGCGGCGGCATAAGTATCCATAACCGCCTTGCCCGATGCGTAAGCCTTGTGCGCTTCAAATGCTGTCTTGTTGTATTGACCCAAAGCCTGAAGGCCATCAGCCGCAGTCTTGATTGCGGCATCTTGAGTCTTCTTGTCTAGCTTTTTCTTTGCTTCACCAAACTCTTCCTCAGTAATGCTTTTCTGAGCAAGGAATAATTTGAGCTTATCTAGTTGTCTTTGGTACGAAAGGTCTTGCAACCTCTCCTCTTCCAATAGGCCAGCTTGACGTAACTCAGCAATCGCCTTATTTCTATCGTCTTCAAAGGCTTTTGCCAGCTCTAACTGAGCTTGCTTTAACGCCTCTTGCTCTCTCTGTCTGGCGGCGGCTACCTGTTGACTAATTCGCAATGATTCGCGCTGTTCATCATTTAGCTCTTTCTGACGCTCTTGTTCATCAATTTGCTGTTGTATTCTTACTGCCGCAATCGTTACTCGCTTCATCTGCTCGTCGTTGAGATTTTTTGTCGCGGCTGTTGCCATGATCTGCTGGAATACAGATTTACCTTGCTTTTGAGATTGTAGTTCTAATGACTCAATGTAACTCTTGCGGGCGGCCTTCCGAGCCTCTTCTTCTCGATCTGCTTTCTTTTTGGCCTCTTGATCTGCCTTAAATGCCGCAGTAGCCTCTAACTGCGCTCGACGAGCCTTGATCTGATCTTCAGTAGCACCTTGCAATGAAAACCTAAACAGCTCTGCCTCGATTGCGCTCATTCTAAGGGTAGCTACTTGTATTCTTCCTTGATTGAGAGTTTCCTCAACAGCCTTTTTCCTGCGCTTCTGAGCTTCCGTTTCCTCGTCAACCTTGCCGGTTAATATGTCAAAAATATCCGACAGTTCTTTGTAAGCCTGTTTTTGATCTTCTACGTTAGCTTGCGCTATCAACAATTCTTCGCTTGATTGAGCAAGAGCTTCATCGTAATCGATGACTCCGTTTTTTAGTTGGTAGTAAATAGACGCAACATCTTTCCCGCCCTTCTGGAAGGTCTGATTCGTGCTTATTGCATCTTGTAAAGATTCTTCTGCTTGCTTGATTGCTTCTCTAGTTTCGCGCATTTGCCGAGCAAGTATTGCTCCCCTCGCCGCTTTTTCAGCTTCGGTCAGCTCATATATCTTATCTTTGACCCCCTCAAGACCTTTTGTTGCCTTTTCGAGCTGTTCGTTGGCGGCTAGCAAGCTATTGACAAACGGCCCTGCAATGATCGCGCCGACTGCAATCAATGCACCGACGACAGCACCAGTTGGGCCAAAGATAGAGGCAATCTGCGGCCCCTGTTGCGCGAATATGCGGAGGCCATCAGTACCCATTTGTGCTTGGACTGCAACATCCTGCAACTGAACAGATAATTGACCAGTAGTATTAGTTAGAGCTGAGGTTGCGCCCCTATATCCTTTTAAGAGAGGAGGAGCTTTTTTCGTTTGTTTATTTAATCCATCAACGCCGTTTGCCGCTTCATCAGCGGCTTTCTTCATTCTGGTAAGCTCTTTTTGAGCGGCTTTTGTGCCTACCGTCTCAATCGCAATTTGTAGCTTTTCAATATCTGTTGCCATAACTAAACCTTATGCTTCGCAAGCTCCATAATTGCTGTGACCTCCCACCAATCCAATTCTGATTGAGTGAGGCGCATATAACTTTCTAACTCAAGATAAGTATGCTCCCTGAGAGAAGTATACGCATTCCAACTATCAGTATGTTGCCAAGATAGCTTTGGCGCGTTCAAAAGCTCTGGCGGTGTGACCCCGCGACTTTTCTCAACTTGTTTCAGCGTTTCGTATCGACTGATCTTTGAACCTTCGGGAAACTGGTTCATGTGATAGCACCATTTCCCGTAGGTCACAAATTCATCAATCAGTCTTCGGTAAAATTATCCCTATCGACAATGAACGCAAATATCTGACTGACAACAATCGGAGAGTTTTCACACAACCACTGAGCATTCTCTTCAGAATATTCAAATGGCTCTCCTCCTTTATTCAAGTTGTCCCAGCTAATGATGACGCTTGCCACCATAGGCCATAGATATTCATGGTCTACAAAGTCAATAGACTCTTCATCTTGATACTTCCTGCGCTGTGCTTTACTTGCTTCGCGCCAAGATTTTGAGTCAGTACCCTTGACCTTAAATACTGCGTCCTCTTTTTCACCAGTTACCTGATTTACGAGCTGGAACTCCATCCCAGCTTCGTGCCTTTCAACTGTTGCCAGTTGTTTAATCTCCATAAAACCCCCTAGGTTTTATTGTTTCTAAATTATGCCGGTGTACGGGTAATAACGAGCTGTGAAGCGTCAGCACTGCTGTACAAGGCAACAAAGTCCATGCTCACTGTAACCGCACCTTCCCCTGAAACGTCCGGCTGTCCTGAGTTAAACTTAACTCGCGTCAAATCGATGATGTAGTCATTCCCTGCTGTATCTGTCAGTGTGCATACAATGTCAGACTCAGTTTCATTTAGGAACTTCTCGTACAGTGCCTTGCTGTCGAAGTAAGTGGTTAGTGAACCAGTGACGCGAGACTTGCCAATCGAAGGGCGGCTAGTTGTGTCATCACCTACCGAGAACAAAGGCTCCAGACCATTCTCAATAGAAATATCGAGTGCTGTGACTGTTGCGATTGAAGAACCACCTTCATTGATCGATCCAGTAAATGAATCAAACGGTGTATTGCCAATGTCAGCAGAATAGGTTGATGAAGCAACTTCAGCAGTATCAAGTGCTAAATCCTTACCTACAACCCCGAAAGTAGTGCTAACCATAGCATTTGGGCTGATCGACATACTCATTGTGTTGAACTCACACCCTGTATAGCGATGAAACTCTGGAGTTGCCAAATCTGCGAACTTACGCTCAAGAGTGAAAGAGCGACGAGTTGTGCCTGTCTTTAGGACGTTAGTTGTCCAAGTTCCGCACATCACAGCTTCAAGAATGTCGTCAAATGCTCCGTATTCTAATTCAGCGGAAACATCCCCTGAAACAGACTTGTTGCCATGACGAAAATCTTCGACCTGCCGGTCACCGCGCAGTTTCTCTGATTCAATGCCATCTTTTGACAAAGCCAAAGTCGTTCCTGTGTGCGGTAAAGGAGTCCAAGTTGGTGTTGCTGGAGTAGTTCCATAGGTACTCTCTGCAATAAAGTGCAGGGAATGTTGTGCGCCGTTTGCGATAGCCATTTTTCCTACCTCGCGTCAGTATAAGTTTGAAAATCGACTGTCACTGGCACGAAATGAAACGCACCCTCAGTCACAGCAGGATCAATCGAAACAGATCGAATCCTGACATTTAGACCATTATAAGACAAAACAGTGCCTCTCTTAAAATGATCTGCCACAGAATCAGGAATCGTAGAACGCCCTGCCCCTGCCGGATAAACAACATCTATTTGATAAATGCCGTTTGTTTCATCCTTGCCAGTAGAGCCAAGCCCTGCTTGTACTGTTCCTGTTGGTAGAAAGGATGGACTCAAAAAAGTTTGATTTGCCTCTGGCTCAAACTTTGTGTTCGGCCAAGCGATAGAGTAGCCGCCACTCAGTGTCGCTAATCTACCATCCAAGGCCGCTTGTAAGTCATTAAAATGAGTAGCCACTAATTTGCACTCCTCAATTTAGAAATACCTCTTTGAACAGCTCTTCTAACCATACCCTTGGGAGCCTGTTTTGAGAATCCATTGACTGTCTTTCCAGTGGGATTTTTTGGAGGGTTTGGATACTGTCCATATTCAACAACTCTCGCGTATGGCAGACTATTTGCCATATAGAAAGTCTGACCTATCTTTAATCGAGTTAAGGCCGCATCGACTCTAGCCATAGAATTTTGACCCGAAGAATCGGTAGCTGAAGTCGTTTGATTTGGAACTTTCCGGTTACTAGCGTACCAGTTGTTTTTCAGCCGACCAGTATCTACCGGAGTACCCATGATTACTTCTTTAGCGACAGATCGAATAATTTTGCGAACCTCGCGCTTACCTCTTCCAAGAAGAGAAAAACTTGCATCTGCGACCTGCTTCCCGATCTTGCTCACTTTCTCACCTGCAAGTTACACGCTAATACAGTACCAGCCGGTTGGATGTTAGATACTGCGACGACTCGATACGTTTGGCTGTCGAGAGATACAGTGTCTCCTACCTGATAGGCGTGACCCTCTGCTAACACCCTGCGATCACCAACTTCGATGTTATCTAAAGCTATCTCTTCAGCAGAATAATCAAACACGCAAGCGTACTTTGTAAACGTAGAAGTGGTCTGCGTCTTCTTGCCTGTCGTCGCGTCATACGCTCCATCTGCCGTACGAGTGAACGTCAACTGCCTCCCGAACTTCTGAAGCAAGGCTCCAGCACTATTC